CGACAAAATTCAGTTGGATAAAGTTAATCGAACGAGCTGGCTTGATGTAAATATCACCAATAAACTCGTTTCTATCGATTACTTCACCAGTGTTATTCGTTTCGTCACATACGACTCGGAAGTCGAAAATACCACGGCGACCCTGAACATCTCGCAAGAATGGTTCGACCAAGTTTCTGAATTGCGCCCGAGTAAACTCATCATTGAATTCAAAGAGAGAGAACTTAGCAGCAGTTGCAATTGCTTTTTCTAGAACAATAAACAACCGACGAACGTTGATACGATCAAATGCACTTGGCTTATCAAGCAAAGTTTTATCACCGAAGAGCAAGGTTCCTTGACCTGCCTGAGTGATAACAGGGTTGATATTTGCCTTATAAAGTTCATCGCGCTGAGATTTATTCGGGTTGGTTGACAACTTGATTACATTTTTCATAATCCCCCGATTATAACCAGCAGGTGAATACCAAGGATCCCGAGTGTTATCAGTACGAACCATAAGACCAGCGACATCGCCGTTCAGTGGGACATAACGATACACATCGTTGTATTTGTCATATTGGTATTTGAAACCGCTGTCCATAACCGCATAAGAAGTTGACCTTAGGGAATTGCGGAAAGCAATTGTATCCACAACTTCTTTGCCAACGTAACTGGAGTTGTTAACAACATCACCACGTTCTGGAGAAATACATACGATACAGTCCTTCCTGAACTCGGCGATATTATCGATCGCATGAAGCGCACGAGTCGCACCGCCTGCAGAGTTTAGGATGAAGGAAACGTCTACAACTTCTGGATCCTTAAACTCATCCAGAGCATTGATGTAATCCGAATCCGATGGACCCTGACCGTCTCTACCGTAAATCAGAGAAACATTATTCGGCGTTGCAGCTGCACCAAAGGTTTTTCCTAGCTCAGCACGTGAACCCCAGTTGGTAGTTGTACCAAGATGAGCAGCCCACCAAATCCACTGAGAGGTGTTATTAATAACATCAACATAATAGTTGTTACTGCCATCTGCAGTTTTAGCGTCGGACCCTTTCGAAACTTTACTAAACCGCTCGATCACATTATTGGAAGTTCCTGTGATTCCACCGTCTTCATCGGCGACAACGATATGCATTTCGTCAGTGCTAGAACCAAACTTCGAAGCGAAGTCCGAGGTTCCAGGAGCAATATCAAAGTCATTGAAGAATTCCCAACGACGAGTCGGAGAAGTACCGACGGTTGAGTTAGCAACCACATTGTTTCCGACATATTTGTTTTGAAGCGTGAGCAGGAAGTTATTCGTGATCGAAGCAACCTTTCGAGTTGCCCGATCAGGTCCGCAAAGGATAATATCACCGACCGTCAACTGAGAAGAAAACGTAGTTCCGTTCCCCGTGACCGTAACGCTGTTATTTGTAAATGCAACATTACCCGTCAGTGTGCTTTCAAAAGCACTTGAGCTTGGGCAAATCGAAACTCTAAGGTTATTTCCTAATTCGCCTGGATATTTTGCAACCCAACCACCCACATTAGAAATTCCTGTGGAGTAGTTATTTTCATAATCGTCGTCATTTTCAATGAACGTTCTAGAAGTGTTAGCAGAATTACCATGAGAATTCTGAGCTTGCGTTCCAGTCGATTGAGAAACAACACGAACAACCTGCAAAGCGTTTGCGTATGCGAGAAAGTTGGCTGCGGTAAAA